GGAGTTCCAACCATACCGGCTCGGGTCGGTATTGGCATCAGTCTTCCTCAATTTGCCGGGAGCGATGAAATACCACGCGTCATCCCACACGCCGGGGTCGTTGCCGGGAGTTGGACCCATCGATTGCGGCCAATATCCCCGGAAGGCAACAATGACATACAACGGGAATGGCAGGTCCGGGCCTGAACGCGCCCATTCTTCACGGGCCAATTCCAACACGGTTTCACGGGATGCCTGAGGAGTTTTCATGGCTCAGGCTCAGGTTCAGGCTCTGGCTCTGGTTCAGGCTCAGGCTCGGGCTCGGGTTCAGGCTCTGGTTCAGGCTCAGGCACTGGAATGTCAGTCACGACGAACGCGCCGTCGATGACTTCCAAGGTGCGGCCTTGATCAAGGAGCTTGTCGAGGACGCTGCGGGTATCCACGCGTCCAAGGCTTCCATCAGGCACGCCGGTTGCGAACTCGCTGCTGGCGGCTGCTTCGTTGAGCGCATCGCCGGTTTCTCCGTGGGCGGTGAACTCCTCGAAACGCTGCTCCAGCGGGCGGGCGTTGAGCCACTCGTTGAGTTCCGGCGTCGGCAGGTCGAGCGCGTGGCCGGTGATGCGGTTGGCGAGGACGATGGCGTTGCGGAGGTGGGCGGCGAGAGCGCCAGCATCGGCGGCGATGCGGGCGGTGACGGATTCGGTAGGTGTGAGTAGGGACATGGGATTAGGTTAGGGATGACATGTAGGTTGCGAGGCGGGCGTCGAGGAGGGCGAGGTTGAGGTTTCCGCCGAGGGAGTAAAAAGACGCACGCCCACCCCAACCAGTGTTGCCGATTGTATCGCGAGCAAAAATTGCAATACCGAAACTGGAGTTTCCTGTAGAAGCGACTCCTATCGGCGCATTTGAATTGTTAGAGCGGCGAATATAGCTACCTGGCAACGATCGGCTTATTCCGATTAGCCCTGAGGCAGGAGCGGAGTATCCACTATTGGAAAGGTCATTGCACGCGGTAGAGGTCCGATAAATTCGACGCTGTGTGACGCCAGTATTGCTGTTCGATCCAATAAGGCCAACGCTTGATCCGCCTCCTGTTTCCGTGACCCAAATCGCTGCGTGGCAGTCGTCTTGCAGGTCCGCGCTGTTCACTCTATTGGTGATAATCCGTCGTCCCCCTCCACCCAGTAATCCTGTCGTCCTTGAATAGTCGCCAGAGACAAACAGTCCGCCGCCATTCGTCGGAGCCGGACCAACTAGCGGAATCAGCGCCCCCGCCAGAGTGTCGGCACCGGCAAGCAAACAGCTCGCCTTGATCGCGTTCCAGATGCCGTCGGTTTTGCATCCGGCGATGAATGTGTTGACCGCACCCAAATTGCTCGAACTGATTGAACTGCCCGCCGCGACAATTCTGGCAAGGTAGGCGTTGGTCTCCGGTTCAAAGCCGGAAAAATCCCGATACCTTTTGAAGCTGCCGGAATTGTGGAACGAAATGGCATCTCCCAACGACCAAGCTCGGGTTGCGATAGCGCCGACAGCGCAGCGTGCCTCGGTCCCCAATCTGAAAAAGTTGGCAAATGCTGGCAGAAAAGTTGCAGTGGTGTGGGAGACCGCCCTCGTGGCAAGGAGCGCTCCGTCCAAGTAAAAACTCATCACCCCACTGGCATAGCTTGTCACGAAAGAATGCCATCCAGTAGATACTGTTCCAGCGCCAGCGATTGGTCCTAGTCCAGTCACTTGATCGAACCAGTTCACCAAGTTGATTGCCTCAGTGCTCTCAACTCTAATGGTCGGATTAGTGGTCCCGCCAGCGCTGCCTACCATCGGGAATACCTGCAACCCTGCTCCTTTATATAAAACACATGCGACTGTCCACGGATTCAGTGCCGAAATAGCCGTGGGTAATGCAGGGCGGAAAGTGTCACCGCTTCCTGCATAGTAAGCAAGGCTCCCCCCGAAAGGGTCAGTGGTCAAACTGTAAGCTGCACCTGCAAATGTGATCCCCGAGTGTTGGCCTACCGACAAACCTGAATCCCACCAATCGACCAACCCACCGAGTAGGTTTCGTTTGCGGCCCGCCGACATGATTGAAAGCAAGGAAGACATCAGATGAAATCGTAGGTGCCGCTTGAGATGTGCTTCAGGGCGAACGCGCCGTTCGTCGGGACGCTGGCAAGGTTGGCCGTGCCGTTGACGGTCGCGCTGCCAGCGAACGCAAGGGCTTCCGTCGTGATGCGGTAGAACTGGAACTCCGCGCCCGCTGTGATGCCCGATGTCGGCAGCGTGATCGTCTGCGTGCTGCCGGTTTTGGTCAGTCGCATGTAGGTTCCGGCATCGGTCTGCGCGAGCGTGAAGTTTGCACTCTTGGCGACGATGTTGTTCGCGAGGATCGTATTTGCCGCAGCCGCATCCGCCGCCCCAAACAGCTCCGCGCCGGTCGTGCCTGCGCCGAGCGCGATGCGGGTTGCTGCCTTTTCCGCGGTACCGCCGAATGTCGCGCCCCCCGTCAACGTGCTGGCTCCGGTGACGGCGAGGGTGCCGCCCGCGTTTATGTTGCCCGCGATGCCGACCCCACCAGATACGATGAGAGCGCCGGTCGTGGTGCTGGTGCTGGCGGTGGTTCCAGAAACAGAAAGGCAACCCGCGCTTGGACTCGTCGGTGTGCCGCTTGCAGCAATGGCCACTCCGCCGTTCGGGAAAATAGCAACTAACCCGGTGGCTCCGAAGAAATTTCCAAAAGAAATATAATTATTCGCACTTCCAGAACCTGCATAATAAAAAGCGATGGCAGCACGGTTATTGGTGGTAGCGGAAACTCCCAGTGGAATATAAGCTGTATTTCCAACGCTCAAATTCGGAGCGAGGCATTCAAATGTGTTAACAAAGCCGGGAGCCGCGCCTCCGTTGTAGTTGTTTGTCGCCCGAAAAACAGGAATAGTCGCGTTGCCGGAATTCCCTGTGATATTTATTAGACCGCTACCGCTCGGCGTTAGGTTGATGCTTTGATTCGATCCACCCGCCGCAAATGTCAGCGCCCCGGTTCCGGTGATGCTGCCGTTCGTGGTGCCTGTCCCGCCGTTCGCCACCTCAATCGGCAGGGAAAGCCCCAACGTCGTCCTCGCCGCTGCCGCCGTCGCCGCCCCAAACAGCGCCGTGCCGGTCGTGCCTGCGCCGAGGGCAATGAGGTGGTCTGCTGCGCCGGTGCCGCCGTAGGTAAAGGTCGCGCCAACCGAGGCCTGGTAATCCTCGAAAAAGAGAGTGCTAATCTGCGTCTCGTTGAAGATGGCTGTGCCCGCAAAATTTGCCCCGCCACTTCCATCCCGCAGAACCAGCGTGTTCGGGTTTGCCGCGCTGGTGGCGTCGGACACGTCGGCACTGACGATGGCCTCATTGACCCAAAGCGTGTTTCCCGCATTGCGTTTGACCACCTGCTTCGCGGCTGGCGAGGAGATCGCGACATTGTGCAGCTCCTCCAACTCGTATCCGTTCTGGATGCCAACCAGAATCCTGCCGTTTAAATTTACACCGGTGCTGGCACGAGTGACGACGCCAACGTAAACCAGATGATTCGGGGCAGAAGGCTCCGTCTGCGTAAATCCCCCCGGAACGGTTGGGGAAAGGTAAATCTGGATGCCCGCACCAATTATTCCTGAGCTATCGGCATCTCTTGTTTTGACGTTTTCCAACTCACCTTCCATGATGACGAACCCGTTCGCGCCGTTGGCAATGTCTGCCTTCGCGAAGCCAATCGTTCGCGCCGAGTTGGTCTCATTGTTTGCCTGCGCGAGCGTGATGCGAGGATTGCCGCTGACCGCGCCGTTGATGTAAACGATGGAACCTTTCGTGATGGTTACGCCGGTGCCGTTGTGGCCAAGGAACTCCAAGTTCTTGGCAACAGCGCCCCCCGACGTAAGCTCCTGCTGAACGAATGCAGTGGTTGCGAGCTGCGTCGTCGAGGTCGTCGTGACCGCAGTTGGCGCGACGCTCATGCCAGTAATGGTCACGGTTGCCGTCGAGACGTTGGAAAGCAAGAGGTTGGCCGTGCCGTTGCTGGTTGTTACCGAAGTGACCGAGTTTGGCCCCGGAATACCTCCCGGGCCTTGCGCCGCCGACACATTCATCCGAATGGGAGCAGCGTCGATGCGGATAATGGTGTTCGACATGATCAGGAGTGAGAGAAGAACAAGACCGGGCAGACGGAAGCCAAGTAAGGATTGCCCTGACCGTCCTGCAACCCAAGCCGGACGGTTCCCAGTTTCAAGGAGTCTGTTTGAGCCGGGGTGGCGGTGAGGACAACCGTCCCGGTCTCCAGGGCGGAAACCGTGACTGTCAGCGAGAGCAGCACCTCGTCCTTAACCGAATGCCTGATGGTGGCGGCAAACGGGCCAAGACCGTCCAAGTCAACCAGTTCGTCCGTGTCGCCTTGGTAGAAAGTCAGCGTGTGCTCGAATTTCGCGCCCTTGTAGATTGGGAGTGGGGTCGTGGCTGGATTCATGTCGGTACCACTTGGTTCGGGAGCGATCGTATCCGAAAACGCCGGCGCTGGCTACTTCTGATTGAGCAGCTCGATCGCCTTGGTGGCCTGCGCCGCATCGATGTTGAACGACTTCGCTCCGTCCGGGGAGATGGACATCGAGCAGCTTGTGAGCGCGAACACGAGTGCGGCGGCGAGGAGAATCCAAATGGAACTGTTTTTCATGGGATTGGTGTGCGTTTGGAGATTACTTCTGCGGGTCAATGAAAGCTCTTCGATGGGCCTCGTCGATGGTGTCCTGCATACTCCTGAGCTGGGAGGTGAAAGAGTCCATAGCCTTGATGTTGGCCTGGTAAGCGGTCAGGAGGAGCTGCTGGTCTTCACGCTGGTGGGTGTAGACGACCGAGGTGGCCCATCCGCAGACCACGGCAATGACGGCCCAGGGGCCGAGCTTGATCGTGATCCATGCGAGGATGCCAGGCCATGATTTCGGGAGATCCACATAGTTGGGGCTGTCACGCTGGGCGGCGTCGTAGAGGTCGTCTTTGCTCACTGTTTCGGTTGATTGCGGGTGAAGTAGAGAAGGATGCCGATGGCGATGTCGGCAATGGCACCGCCCCATGCCGCGACGAGCAGGTCGGGCTGGAGCATCGTGGTGGCACTGGCATCGGTGGCGTCGGCAAGTTCGGCGACGGTCAGGTTCCACGCGGGTCCGATGGACGCGCTGATGACCAGCAGGATGGCGAGGATGACGGCGTTGTCTTTCATGGCAGGGTGGGTCAGAAAACTATCGTCCAAAGGACGTAGACGGCGAGGAAGGCGTAGGTGAGAAGGGGTTTCATGATCATGGCTTTGGACTTACTTCCGTCCAATGGTGGTCAATCGTTACGTCCCCTAATGCGGTGCCAGTGACATAAAGTCGGTCGGGTACCGCAGCAGTGGCATCTTCGGAGTAAGTCTGGATTCGGTAGGGCGTATTTGAACCTGGAATAGACCACTCAAGAACGGTGACATACTTCCAACTGGCAGAATGTTTGAACTGGTAGAACTTGAGAACCGCTTGGACATTGTTGCCTGCCGCGCTCAAAAAATCTCCTGAGTCGAAACGGGTCGCTCCGACAGCGTCACGGATGATCCGAAGGCGTTTCGTGTTGGTGTTGGCTCCGAACCTGATAAAATAAGTCGTCACCGCCCACGATCCGTTTCCGAGTTGTTGTCCGGTGTAGCTTGCCAGCGTCGGCAGACTTGGAATGGTGTGAAGTGCCAAATTGGCGGAAGGAGCAGCGGATTCCAGCTTGCCCGTTGCTCTGTCCGAGATGCCCATCACAAAAGCCACCGCAAAAGGCGCGGGACAGAAATATGGCGCGTAGCCGATATGCGGGTTGCCGACGATGCCGAGTGGGTCCGTTGATTGCGGGGCTTGACTCGCGTTGAAAGCGGTCACGCCGTTCATGATTCGCGGGCGTCCTGGAATGTTGGGATAAGCTCCACGGGCCTGAAGCTCGTGCAACAGCACCCCGTAAGGCCCACCTTCAAACGTCGGGCTTTCCTCAAGTGACGGAGCATTGACCGCGATGGTGTGGACGCACCAGTAATACTGGGTTGCAGCGTCTGGGGCTCCCCACTCGACGAAGAAGCCGGAAGTCTCGGTGCCGACCATGCGGGAGTAGCGGGAGTCGCGGTAGGTGCGGGTCCGTCCAGCAACCGTCATGCGGCAGAGGTCGGCAGCTCCGTCAATCTCGATGCGGATCGGGAACTTTTTGCCGATGAGCTGCGCGGCAAAAGCATCCGTCCCATCGTCGCCGTCGATGCTTGGCGCTTCGTTGAAGGGGCTGGCATTGACCGCTCCGGTTGAGCGGACCTGTCCGTGAAAGCACTGAGGGCTGTTGAGGAATCCTGCGAGACCGAGCGTGGAGTTCCATGCGGTCGCGTTGATCCCGAAGGTGATGTCGGGGGCTGTCGTGCCACTGCCGTTCCAACTGGCGTTCAGGCGAAGCTCGGCCCACACCGTGAGAGAAATACGCTGGTTCGGGGTGGCGACGTTCGCGCCGTAGTAGATCAGCGTTCCAGCGGCTGCTTCCAATGCTTCGCTTTGCACGGTCGGGTTCGGGTGCCGGAAAGTAAACGTCAACCCGGCGCTAGACGGTGGTGTGACGTTGGCACTTAAAACCGCCGTTGTGGTTGTGGACAATAATACGGTGGTGCCGCCTGGAATCCCCGTTCCGCTTACGACGGACCCGACAATCGGAGCAGTCCCGTTTGATGTGAAAGAGATATTGGCTGACCCCCCGGTTGTGGTACCTCCTGTCCGCGTTGACTCGTTGACGATATAGACGTTCTCACCGACTTCCGGGGTCGAGTCATTCGTGATCGCGGTGGTGTTGGCTAGCCGTCCGAAGCGGTTCAGGAAACCAATGGATGTGGACTGCGCTTCAAGCTCGGCCCGAAACGCTCCCGCGTCCGTGATGCCCGTGCCGTCGCCGGAGACGCCACTTCCCCCAATCGTTTCGGTATTCCCGGCAGCGTCTCTCTTCACGAAAGACCCGGTGACCGTGTCGTAGGCAAGATCCACCGCTCCTTGGGGTGGAACGTCAGCGCGGGGCCTGGTGCGGAACCGAAAGTAGTCGGATGGTGGATTCATGGATGTGTTAGGTGAGGCGAACTCGTGCCTTGTTCAGAGTGGTGTCCCACCACGCGTCGCCGACGGAAACGGCGGCGTTGGCGGCGGTGGAGTCGGCGTACATACGAAGAACAGGAAGCATCCCCGCTGCGGCACCAAAAGGCAACTCCGCGTAGATCGCCCCTGCTCCAGTGGATTCAATTCTGTTGTGTGCCCAGGTAGTCGTTACTCCTGTTGATTTCGCGACATAAGCACCAACCGTCACAGTTGATGCCGATAAGGCGAATTGGGACACTTTCAAAATTTTCCCATTGGACCCTGCTTCGGATGCGTCGGAAAGCGCGTCCGTGATGTCGGCGCTAACATGCGTATGCGAACTCGCCGCTTTCGCATTCAGCGCCCCCTGCAAGTCGGCCTGCGACGCCAGCGTGCCGGTGATCACGCCCCATGTCGCTCCGCCGGCGGCCGAGTCGAACAGCACCGGGTTGCCCTGGGAATCCCGGGCGACAAGCTTGCCTGTTTCGGCGTCGTGGAAGACGTCCACGCGGTTGTTCGGGGGAGGAGTTTTCCCCGGCGGGCGTTGGCGAAACCTGAGGAAGTTGAGGACCATGGTCAGAATGGGAGAACAATTTTCGATGCGTCGTTTCGCTCGTTAACCGGCGCACCTTCCCCGTATTCTTCTTCCTCTCCCATCTCCTCCATTTCTCCGGGCTCTTCCATCTCCCCTTCTTCGGGGAGGGACATGCCGTCGAGGGCTGCAAGGGAGAAGCTCCCGTCCTCGGACGGGGCGATGGTGGCGACGACCTCGAAAGGTTCTCCCGGACGGGAGCCTTCGGGCATCTTGAATCCTTGGGGAAGGGTGATTTTCATGAAAAGAAAAGGTAGGCCGGGCGACCCGGTAAGGGGTCGCCCGGCCAGGGTGTGGCTTAGACGAAGAACGAGTCTCCTGCGCCGAGGTCGCTAGGACCGACGCCGTCGTTGAACTCGGCCGGGCAAGCCTGCGCACCGATGTCGCCTGGGCAACGGAGGTGGCGGATCACGATGCCAAACTGCGGAGCGCCGGGGCGCGTCGCGCTCATCATCTTGGCGCGGTAGAAGCCCCACTCGCCGTCGGGGTTGTAGTAGGGCGAGGTGGAGTCCACGTTCTCAACGTTCTTCCACTTGAAGTCGCCGACGTAGGTCTGCGGGACGAAGCTCGTGCCGGAGCCGACCGAGCTGATCGGACGCGGGTGCTTGAAGCACATCACGCTCGGCAGGAAGATGGTCGAGTCCTGGAAAGGAGCGGCCATGTATTCCGGGCTGAGTTTCGACTTGGTGCCGGTCGAAGCCGCGACCGTGGAATACGGCAGCACTTCGGTGTAGACGCCGCTGGCGAAGGTGTAGCGCCGTGGCAGGTTGTCGATGGTGTAGAAGAAGCCGCGGAACGGCTTGCCGACACCCATCGCCTTGAGCAGGTCCGGAACGCGGTCCGAGTTCCACAACTGCGCGTTGCGGGCGTTGTCCTCGTTGCGGATGTCATCGGCCGTCTTGCGGTCGGTGACGACGATGAACTGCGGCGACCCGTCGAACATCCCGAGGGAGCCGCCGTCTTCTTCGGCGGAGTTCGTGATCAGGTAGTCGTAGTAGATGTCGAGGATCTTCTGGGTCAGTGTCGAGGTGGCCGCGATGCCCGGGAAGTCCGTCGAGTCGTAGGGGAGGCCGCTGGCAGCGACCACCTTGTTCTCGGAGACGCGGGTGTATTCGAGCTGCGCACGGCGCTTCCAGGTGTAGGCGACGGTATTGCGCAGGTTTTTGAACGCGGCGGAGATCTGCTCGTTGACCTTGTAGGCGTTGCGGGTGTCGTTCACGCAGATGCGATCGGACTCAACGGCCTTCTGGACGAGCGAATACCGGCGGGTGGTGTGACCACGCGGCACGATGTCGGCTTCCTGGGCACAGTTGTTGGTGGTGCCATTGTTGGGGTCCTTGATGGACGTCCAGCTGTCGATGTTGGCCGGGAGATTGCGCTCCACGGTCAGCACGTCTTGTTCGTCGGAAATTCCGTCCGTCCACTCTTCCTTCGGAACGAGCTTGTTCCAAACGGAGCGGTTGATGGTGGTGGAATGGATCTTCCCCGCAAGATTGTTCTCGTTGCGGGCCAGCTTGTCGTTTAGGGCGAGTGCCATGGTGTGTGTCGGCCCACTAATCCGGGGCCAGGGTGTCTAAGGGAGTTGATGTGGAATGGTTCCAGCCGGGACACATGTCCTGGCGGATCTACAGTTCCTCTCCCGAGCCCAGGTGAGGCCGGCGAAGGTCGCCGGGTTTCAGCTCAAAAATGGTTTCCGGCATTGGGAAGGCCGGAGCTTCGCGGCGAAGATTGATGAAATCCTTAGCACCTGTCAAGCAGGAACTAACAGGGCCGGAAGCTTGCGCTCCCGGCCCCGTCGTTGCGGCGCACCCCCCGGATTGCCGAAATCTATCCCCGGACGTCGATCGATCCGGACGACCTGAAAAACTCGGCAGGTTCCGAGATCCCGAAGTTCTTGAGGAAATCTCCGTCATCCGCCCCCGAAGCCCCGGTGTTCGGTGCGACGCTCGGCGTGCCGGACTGCCGCTTCGTGATGTTGGCCTCGTAGGACGCGATCTTCTCCGCCTGCTTCTGCATCATCTGGAGCATCTTCGGATACATCAGCGCGGTGGCGGCGGCGAAAGCTTTTCCGCGAGGCGTTTGAGAGTCGAAGTCCACCGTGGCGAGCTTTTCCTTGAGCGCGTTGAACCTGTCGTTTTCGGTCTCGCCGTCGGCAAGAGGGATGAAAGGCACCTTCTCACGAAGCGACTTGATGGCGATGTCCGAGGCGGCGGTGAACTCCTTTCGGGAAGTTTCCTTCTGCTGGCCCGCTCTTTCGGCGGACAACCTCTCGGTTTCCTTCTGGGCGGCGTAGGCGTTCTCACGGATCTCCGCCTGCCGGTCGAGAAGCGTGCGGGCTTCGCGGGTCTTGTCCCGCAGCTCCGCACGGTCGTCGTCATCCCAGCCGGCCGCGACATCCTTGAACTGTGCCCGCTGCTTCGCCGGGTCCGGCTCGTTGATCATGCGGAACACCTCTTCCATGTCGGCACCGTTTTCTTCGGCGAGCCGTTCGACCAGGTTTCCGATCGCCTTGAGCGGCTCCGAGATGGTCCGCTTGTATTCCTGGGTGGCTTCGACCCGGGTGACCGCAAGCTCCTTCTCATACTCGTCGGCGAGCTTGGCCTTTTCCTCCAGCTCACCGAGACGGGCGGCCTTGGTCTTGGTTTCGTTCAACTCCGCTTCGAGCGCCTTGAGACGGGTCTCGCGCTCGGCAAGCACTTTCTCCTTCTCCTCGGCGGCCGTCTTGTATTTGTCCCGCGAACCCCGGAGCGTGTTCCAGTCGTCCTTGTTCTTGGGCTTATCCGGAATGACCTCCTCCGCGGGGGCGTTGTCGTCTGCCGGTTTCCCGCTTTCAGCAGGATCCGGGGTGTCGCCGGCCGTCAGTTCGTTGGCGAAGTCCATCAGGAGGTCGCTCGTTGGCGACTCCGATGCGGATTCCTGCGTGTCGAGTCCGCTCATCGCGGCTTCGATCGGGTCGAGCGTATCGGCCGCGGCTGCGGCGGGTGCTGTGTCTGTGTCCATAATGTGATCGTCTTACGGGAGGTCGTCGAGAGTGCGGGCGAGTGCTCTGATCTTGGGCACGGCCTGCTTCGCCGGTTCGCGGGTCAAGGCGTGAAGCTTTTTGACCAGCTCGTTTGCGCCCGCCATTTGGTGAAACTTGGCGGCGGCGATCGCCGGGACCGCATCGGCCTGGGTGCCGGTCTGCGGCCCCATCTGGTCTTCCGCGATGTCGAGTGCTTCCCGGAGCACGGGATCCAGCAGGATTGCCGCAAGGTGGTTGCGGCGGGAGACGTCCTTGGCGAACTTGGTGGCGGGGGTGTCTTCGGTGTTCATTGGCTAAAAATTCAGCTAAATCAGCTTCCCTTCGCGGGCTTAGCTTTCTTCGCCGCGGGCTTCGGTGGCGTCGCGGTGAACGCCATGTTCTTCCGGCGGATCTCGGCGGCCGTGCGTGCATCATCCATCGCGATCCTGGCCTGGTTCTTCTCGACCTCGATCGAAATGCCTGCGTCGGCTTTCGCCTTCATGATCTCGATCTCGGCCTGCGCTTTGGCAAACCGCTCGGCCTGCTCGACCGAGGGACCCTCCTGCGGGGCACCGCCGGGGGCGGCTTGCGGGTTCTCCGCGGCCTCCTGCTCGGCGGCCTCGGCGGCCTTGTAGCCGTTGTTGATGAACTCCTCGACCTGTTGGAGCATCTGCCGCATCGCGGCAGCCTCTTCGATCGCCGAGGGGTCCCCCTCGACCGCCGAGACGTGCTCCACGGCGTGGGCGAACAGGTCGCCGAAGGTGAGGGCGAACTCCATCTCCTCCATCTCCCCGGCAGCGGTGGCCTGGTATGCGTCCAGCAAGGGCTTGAGGTGCTCGCGGGCGTGGGCCATATGCTTGTCGCTGGAAAGCACCGGAACCTGTTGGCCGTTGATGATCGCGTAGTTCTGGAGGATGGCGATCTGGGTGTCGGCCGTCGTGCGGAAGTCGCTGTTCTTCGGGAAGAACTTGTCCGCGCCGGCGATGCCGACCGAGTCGATGGCCACTTCACGGTCGAGTGCTGCCTGCCCGACGTCGTCCATCCGGGGGCGCAATTCGCCCATCCGCTGAAGCCCGATGGTCTTCGCCGCCGCGCTGCCGGCACCGATGACCCGCACCATTTTCACCCGCTTCCAATCGATTTTGAAAAACGCTTCGAGCGGGATGCCGCGTTTCACGAGGCGCTTGCGGAGGTCTGCGATCGCCTCGCCCCCGGGTTCGATCGGGACATACTCCCGGCGGGTCATGCGGCGGACGATCTGTTGGAACAGGCGGTCGCCGGGGCCGTAGAAGAAATTGATCGAGCTGTCCGACAGTTCGGTGGATTGCTCCAGGTTCGCGGCGATCTCGAACTTGGTCTTCCGCTGGTCGCCGTCGAAGACGTTCTCGGGCGAGTAGCTCGCGGTGCGCTCGTTGACGAGGCGGTCCATCAGGTCGAGCGCGGGGATGACGCTCCTCGTGAGGTCCGGCATCGCGATGTTGGGTGCCGACACCCCGGGTGGCAGGATCGCGCAGTCCCCGTAATAGGTGAGGCCGACATTGGCCATGTCCGTCTCATCCGTCGCTTGGAGCATGAGGCTGGACGCCTGGAGCCCCTTGTCGATCAGGCGGCCGATCGAACGGTTTCGCTGCTGCTCGAAAGGGTGGACCTTGTAGCCGAGGCCGCGGTTCCCGTGGACCGTGCCGTTGGTGCCGCGGCCGTAGGGGAACATGACGAGCGCCTGGGTCATCGACCGGTAGACCTGGCGGCTCTTGAACATGAACTTCTCCTCCTCGATGTGGCCGCAGCCGTCCTCGGTGGTGAGGTAATGCGACACCGTGCCGTCGAACTCCTTCACGAAGCCGTGGACCGCCCGGATGGTGGGAAGCCGGGTGCCGACGAACAGGTCGTTGTTCTTGACCTCTTCCACGAGGCGCTCCCAGTCGTTGTAGGGGGGTTCGGACGCGGTGGCTTTTTCAATGGCGCGGCGAACCGCGGCGGGGTTCCAACCGTTTTTCTCCGCGGACTCCGGATCGGAGATCTTGGCGTAGAGGTCGCTGATGGTGAACTCCTGGTCGGCAGTGACATACTCTTGCCGGGACTCAAGGATCGCCACCCTGCGGGGAAAGAAAAATTGTCCGAGACCGGATGCACGGAACCTCCAGTCGATGTCGTCTTCCCAGTGGGCGATGCCTAGCCCTTCCCAGACGTGCTTGGTGATGAGCCGGTCCATCTCGTAGGGAAACGACTCCTCTTCGCGGATGGTGGCGGAGATCTCCTCGTTCATCGCCGTCTCCCACTCCCCGCGCTCGTCCTGCGGGCCGTGGTCGGTATTGACGCTGACCAGGACCTCTCCGGTGTAGATGAGGCGGTCGTAGGGGGCCTTGGCCCGTTCGAGCTTCTGCTCCGCGCCCTGGAAGTTGAGGTTGGTCGTGTCCGGCTGGTTGCCGTCGTTGAGATCGCTCTGGTCGTAGGGAGGCTCGCCATCGAGCAGCGCCTGTGCAAGGCCGCGGTTGAACGCGTTGATCCTGTCGTCCTCGCGAAGCCGCGTGTGGCAGTCGCGCAGCTTGGTGGGGCTGGTCAACCGCTCCCGTGGTGGTGAACCGCTGGTTCCGGGCTTCTGGAGACCAAGCTCGTCAAATTCCTTGTAAAGATCGTCGGACATCACTTTTTCACAGGTTGTGGGCGAATGCAGGCCGCTTTTGTCGGGCCTATGGCGTCCGTTTTTACCGCAATGTTAAAGGTCTCCCAAGACAAATAATCCCGCCAGTGTTTGCCTGAGTCGAGGATGAAGTCGAGCAGCTTTGATTGCTCCGGGTAGGTTTTGGCAAAAGCGATCGGACCTGTCGGCAGCGGGCTGCCGTCGTCCCGGAGCTTGAAGTATCCGAAGACCTGCGGCGCTCCCGACAGGTAATATCCGGTCTGAAGCTCGTCGAGCCACCGCGACGTGACCGGCATCCAGGTCGGGTCGAAATAAAGCATCGCCGGCCGCGGGTTTTCCTGCACGCTGGGGGTATACTCGCGCAACGCTTTCATCGACGCCAGGAACAGCCTGTTCGACAAGTGGACCGGCGTCTCCGCGGCGTCCGGCACCACGACCGCAAACTGGCGCAAGAAACTACCGCCGAGATCCATCAGGAACTCGAACGCCGCCTCCTCGTGCTCGCGGGTCGAGACGACGCAAAGGGTGTGGTTCGGATTGGTGCCGAGCTTGCGAATCGTAATGCGAAGCTTCTCGTAATCGGCGATGCGCGGGTGGTAGGGGATCGTGAGGATCATTTCCGTTTCAGTTGCTTGGTGCGGGTGTATTTCAGCGCCTTTTCGCGAAACCGTTTCCAAGTGGATCCTCCGGGGGCGTTGTGTGAGGCTTGCGCCGTCGCCTTGAACTCGCCGGGCTGAAAATGGTGGCGGATCTTGCAGAAGTCCACGAGTCCGAGGTAGCTGTCGCTCTCGTCGGGCGACCGCCCTTCGCGGTCCTTGAAAATCCGTTTGGTCTCGACCTGGATCGTGCGGCCGTCGGCCGACCGGTTCTTGGAATGCTGCCGGCTGCAAAGCTCCTTGGCCAGCTCCATGTTGACGCCCTTGAGCTGCTTGCTGCGGAAAAACGGATGGGCGCTATACCAGATCTCCGTTGCCCGGTTGGCGAACCTCTCGCAGGCGAGAACCGGCTTCTTGGTGCCCGGGTGGGTCTCCCCGTGGACCTTCGACTTGGTCGCCGGGCCGGCGGAAGTGATCCCCATGACTTTTGACGACCACTGGTTGGACACGATATCACCGAACGGCACCCCGCCGCCGGTGCGGTCGTAGGCGGCGTTCTCGGGCATGATCCCCCGGGACTCGCACATCTTCTTCCACTGCCTCACGATCTGGAAATTAATCGGCACCGCGGTATTGTTGACGTCCACCCGGATGACCTCGGTGCCGGTTCTCAAGAGGATGTGATTGCCGTCAACGTCGTGGCCGAGCAGCCCGAAGGTCGGGAATGCCCGGTCGCCGCCGGCCGTGAAGGATGGATCGAGGAAGCTCACGGGCACGGGCTTGTCTTCCCAGATGACGTGGCTGTCGCGGGCTCCCGACAGTTCGATGTCGGCGGGAGCGTAGATGCCCGAAGCGCCGCCGTTCAAGCACCAGGTCCCCAGGACCATCCGGTGGTAAAACAGCGAGTCCTTGCCATACTTCTCGGCCATGGCGTCGATATCCTCCTTGCGGAGCATCCACGAATACCGCTCGTTGCCCTCGACGATGCGCGGGTTCTTCTCGCCGTTGAACCGGATGCAAAGCCCCCCGGTTTCAGTCTCCCACTCCTCGTCGTTGATCAGGTCAACCTTGTCCCAGCCGCCCCTCGGTTTGCACAGCTGGGCGAAGCTGTCGTAGGGGAGGTTCGGGTTCCCGAGGCCGATGATCTGGAAGTGCCCGACGTTCCCGGGCTTGAGGTTGGTGTTCACCGCGTTGAGCAGCGACTCGACCATGCCAGTCATCTCGTCGATGATCAGCAGCAGCTTGCCGATCCGGTCCTGGCTGAGATTGTGCAGGCGGGGGATCAGATCGCGCAGCGTCTCCTCGTCGAAATGGTTCCGAAGGTCCGCATATTCCGGCTGGAGCATCAGCTCCCCGAACGTGGCTCCGGACTCGCCGGTGCGGGGTGCCTTCACCCCGATGAGCTTGTCCATCGCCGCCTTCTCGTTGGATTGCTCCGAGGCGAGGAGGTAGATGCCGGAGGACTCTCCGTAGCCGTCGCCGCGGTAGTTGAGGCCGCGGATCTCGTTGGTGGACCACAATGCCTTGCCGGGCAGGTGGGGAATCGCCTCCCAGTATTCCCGCAGGGTCTTCCAGATGCGCTTCTTGGCCCCCGCGATCGTCGTGGACATCACGAGGACCAGGGTGTGGCTCGGGTCGGTGGCGTAGCTCACGACGCCGTAGAGCGCGGCCGGGTCGCTATTGTGGGCGACCGTGAAGTCGGCAAGCAGGAAGCGGTGGTTGCCATCGACGGAGAACCCTACCCAATCGCCTTCGCCGACCGACGCCAACGTGATTCCCGTGCAATCCGAGTTCTTGCGAAGCACTTTCTCCTTACACTTCTTTCTTAAAGTCGGGATTTCGGTGACGTTGCCAAAAATCGTAATTCTCCACGACGGGAACTTTTTATCTCCGCACGTCGCAAGCCGGTAAACCGCCGAAACCTTGAACCCAAGGGACCGGGCTAGGAAAACGATGTCTTCCTTCAATCCGGTGAATTTGGTGGCGATCTCGAAATACGTGCCGGCCGCGTGCCCGTCGGTATCCAGCAGTCCGGCAAGAAGGCCGAGACGTTTCGACCGGGAATTGATCAGATACTGCCGTGGGATCCGCTTCTCCATGTCATCCATGGATGCCTTGAGAAACCGCCACAGCGGGTTGGTGGTGGTCCCTGCCGACGTATCTCCTTCCGGGAACACCGCATAGGTGGGGCAGGTCAGATGCTCGTGGTCATATTCCCGCATTTCGTAACCCTCGTGCTCGCACCACGCGGCTACGTAGCGAAACACCTCGGGTTCGGAACGGGGGATCGAAATCCTACACCGATGCCTCGCTCCGTCACCAATCCAAATCCCGAACATCCTCGGGTCTACCTCAACGCGCTGCTCGGGGAAATCCACCCCGACACAGAACTGCTTGAAATACCTCTGTTTCGACCCGCTCGCTTCCGAAAATTCCTTGGCTGGCACCTCGACGATCTCGCCAAGGCGTCGCCACGATTTCCCAGAAGCAATCGATCTCTTGAGCACAAGAACGTGGTCCTCCGTGCATCGCCACGGTTCACCTTTTTCAGGGATCACCTCGAACATGGGGCCTTGTCCGGTGTGGATTTCCTGAACGGTTCGTGGGGTGCTGTCATCGCCCATGACCTGATCACCCGGTCGAATTTCGTCGAACCGTTTTGAGGATCCGTCGAACATCAGGACGAGAGTTTCCGGCGCACAACATTTCCCCGCAGATGTCGGGCCGGCGATGCCAAGCTCCCTCTCCTCGCACATCTTGTGGAACATGCGGTTGGCCCACGGGTTCCAAATGCACCTTTTCATGGATCCCGACTCCGGATTGTTCCAGAGGCCGTCCACGTAATTCTTGAAGTGCCCGAAACGCCCGAGGCCGCCCTCAAACGTCGCGTGCCCGATGCGGAACGCGATCGTTTCGATGGCGAGCTGGTCACGCGTCCTGTCGCCCGTGCTCGGGATCACCGTCTCGTCGTAGCCAAGGCTCTTCAGCCCATACCAGTTGAGGGGCTGCGGTGCTCCGGGTGTGAGGGCGACTGCCATGGTCAGCAAAGTCCTTTGGGTGGACGCCGGAACGAGGCATCGCCCGGTGTGATGATCTTGGGCTTGATGATTTCGTCGCCGTCCTCGACCGGGTTCAGCAGCTCGTCATTGAGGAACACCGGCGACATCGGGCCGTGCTCGCGCTGGATGTCCATGATGATCTCCGCAAGCGCCTCGCGGGACTCGGAGGTGCTGCCTTCGTGGATCCGGGCACGCTCGAAGCGCAGGAGCTTGCTGACCGAGTAGACGAACCGGTCGGCCTCAAGGCCGATGGTCGCGCCGAGCAGGCAGCAGTCGTAGGCGTCGTCGAGCTTGATGGCTTCCGGTTCGTGGTCAGGGGCTTCGTCGGGAAAATTCATACTTCAAAATCTTCTGGTTCTCCCCGGGGCACCCCGTCCGCCGCGGCCGCGGCCGCCATCTCGGCGGGCCACTCCCGGTCGCGGATGCGGTAGTAGGCGGCGCGGACGCTGCCGACCGCCTTCGGGTCGTGGTCGAGGCCGGCTTTGGCGACGACGGTCCTCACGCTCTCGGAGACCAGGTGTCCGCGCTCCACGAGCCCCCGGATAATCCACGCCAAAGGGACGTGCTGGCCGTAGGACGCCCGGTGTCCCGGCGGCCCCATGCCCTTCATCACTTCCTTGATTGCTGCATCAATGTCCACAGACGTAGAATCGTAGCATTGTGGCGTGATGTCAATCGGAAAACAAAAGCCCCGTCCCCGGGGAGGCGAGGGACGGGGCTAGGTGTGGACCACCACGCCTGTAGCGGGTCACGGAGCCGCAATACTGCTCACATGCGGCAGCTCGTCAAACGGAATCGGTGCATAGGTCAAGGAACCATTTTGGGCCTGGAGGACGTTGCAAAGGACGACCCACCCGTCGGGGTAGTGCAAGACGACCCCGTAGTCGGGAGCGGTTCGGCCGCTGCGGCACCACGCCTGGCCAATGAGCTTGGGAGCTGGAAAGTCCTTGCGGTTGTAGGTAATGACGACCTCATCGACGTTCGTGACCTCCTCCATGAGCGGCGGCTTCGGCGGCGCGTTGCGGGCCAGCGTCTCGTTTTCGCGGACCAACTCGCCGTTCTTGCAGACCTCCTTGTCGTAACGCTCGCGCCAGGTCGTCACGTCCGCCAAGAGCTGCTTGATCCGCTTGGGCAACCGGGCAAACTGCGGCAGGACGCCGGTGACCGTGTTCATGGCTTCGTTCGGAGACCCGTCCGTTCCGAGGATGAGGAAAATGTCCCTCAACACGTTCAAACGGCAGGCGGCGTGATTGCCCGCGGTGACCACCTCGCCTTTGATTGCTTCGCACTTGTGCATCAGATCCTCGACCGCCTTCGGCAACGCGCTGAAGTCTTCCGGCCCGTCGTCCGGGTCGCCGTCGAAGGCATGGTGCGTCCGTTCAAGGACCCCGGCGAGGTAGTCGCGGTCGGTCCGGGTGCTGTGCAGCTCCCGTGCGAGCGATTCGCAGCGGAGAGCCTGTTCCGCAGTCTGGCGCAGCAGGACCGCGGACTTGGTAATGTCAAGGAGTTGCTCGGTGGTGATGGTCGGGTTTGTCATGGTCGGTGTGTTGGTGTTGTTAGAAAAATAACCCGGCCCGGAGTGCTGCTCTCGTCAAGGTCTCCGGCCGGGTGTCCTGGAAAGTCATTGGCACGATTCTTGAGGTCTTTGAGTGTATTCATACTTTCGAGTTGTTGAGAATCTTGGCGACGGCACCGTGGGTCCACGGTGCGTTGGCCCGGGTCAGGTAGCCCAGCTCGTTGAGCCGCAGCGCGACCTGACGGGTGCTCTTGCCCTCGGCCTGGAGCAGTCGCATCCGGTGGACGGTCGCCCGCTCCGCCTCGGTGTGCCCGTAAGGCTGCCGGCCGCCGCAGCGTCCAGTCTCCTTCTTGACCCGCTCGCGGGCGGCGCGGAGCTTGTTGACCAGGCTGCTCTTCTCGAACTCGGCCACCGCGGAGAGGATCTGGCGGATGAGCGTCGCCGTCGGGTTGTCGGTGCCGGTGGTGAGGTCGTTGCCGCCCTCGGCCTCGATCACCCGGACCCCGGCCTCGCGGAACTGGCGCAGGATCAGCTCGCCCACGATCAGGTCGCGGGCAATCCGGTCGGCCTTCTCGACGATCACGATCGGGCGCGGCTCCCCCGGGGATAGCTCGGCGATCTTGCTGAAGATGGCCGACAGCGCCGGGCGGAACGCCGTGTCCAAGGTGCCGGACACGCCCTCCTCGTAGTAGATGGTGACGAGCTGCCCGGGGTGGTTCGACGCCACCCACTTCCGGACGGCGGCCTCCTGCCGGCCGAACCCGTCGCCGTCACATTGGCCGGCGGACGAGACTCGGAGGTAGGCGTAGATTGGTGATTTCACGGGGCGAGACTGACTCAGTTCTGGGAATGCTGCAAGATAATAATGCTACAATGCTACTGAATAGTGGTATCTGGTGCGGCGGCGGGCTGCCGCGGTGCCCACTCCAGCAGGAACGCCGGAGTCCCTTCGCCCAAATAAGCGCCGGCCTGGTTGAACTCGTGGAACTCCTCCGCCTCCTCGCGATCCATCCCGTCCTCCATCAAACGCAGGATCACCTTCTCGCGGTCGTAGAGGAACACGGGCTGACAGCCGAAACTCTCCACCACGCCGACCACGCAGTCGTCATACCCGTCCATCCGGAGCATCGGGTCCGGGTAGGTGTCGGCGGTCTCATCAATCCAGTCGGTATTGGTCATGGTGGCGTGGTGTTCTGTTAGGAAAAGGGTTCGGGCTACTTTATCTGGCCACAACGGGAACCAACCCGCCAGAATCCATCAAGTTCACCCCGGGCGCTGCCCCTTCCGCTGGTTAGGCTTCCGTTCTCGCACCCGCGGCCACCCTACACGGTCTGGCGGAGCCGGTCAAGTAGTAATGTCACAACACTACATTTGGCGGTTCTACACCTCGAAATCATCAGGGTCGGGTTGGGTTGAGGTCGCGTCCGCCAGGTCCGCCTCCAGCTCCAACGTCGTCGGCAACTCGACCGGCGGCTCTGGAAAGCTGCCGATCCGGCGCTGCACCGCCCGCAGCGGGATCACCATGCCCATCGGCATGGTTGCCTTGTCCGAGGGTTTGTTGAGCCCCTCGATCTTCTCATACATCGCGTAGACACTCGCCAGCTCCTTGAGGTTCTTCGGGGCCGGCACGTTGCGCAGACCATCGATGAGGATCTTGCGGAGCGCCGGGCTCATCGCCTTCTGAAACTCCTCGGCCGGGGCATCGATGAGGAGTTGGAGCGGGTCCACGTCCTCGTCGGTCAGCGCGGGCACGGGCATCAGGTCATCGAGCATTGCCTGGACGTCGTCCGGCAGCGGGAGTTTCTTTCTCTTGGCAGGCATGGGCGGGGCATACTGCATCGGGGGTGCCCGGTCAAGGTGGTTGTAGCAGTGGGGCCGTAGCGTGTGTCAATGCTACATGCTGGTGGGGTGGGGGTAATAGCATGTGTCAATGCTACATGATGGTGGGGTGGAGGATTTGTGGAGCCAGTGACGCAGCCGGATTGCCCTCGGGCGATGGGTCACCCCACTCCCACCGGTGCCCCCTCGCTCCGCCTGCGCCTCGCTCCGCCTGCGCCTCGCTGCCTCGCTGCCTCGCTGCCTCGCTGCCTCGCTGCCTCGCTGCCTCGCTGCCTCGCTGCCTCGCTGCCTCGCTGCCTCGCTGCCTCGCTGCCTCGCTGCCTCGCTGCCTCGCTGCCTCGCTGCCGCTTTACCTACGGGAAAAGCGACGCCCCCAGGCATTTCAACCCGTAACCATTTTATCCTCAACCACTTGCGCTTGCTTTTCGGAATACATGAAATCCGTGTCACCTATTTCGGCCGGCGTGGGTTTCCACTTTGCGGCGCAAAGTGCGATGGGAAACCATCCCGGGCGGAGGCGGCGGGCGTGTGCTTGGCGACGCGTGAAATCACCTTCCCACCTCCAATCCTTAGTAAATCACTCAACTTAATAAGGTTTCCATTTCCGCCCCCATTTCCGCCCCCGGCTATCCGGCGAACACATGAAACGAATTGCATGTATTTCATCGCACCAGTCCTCCGGATTGGATCACCCTGGCACAAATCAGGAAACGCGGAAACGCCCGGGTAATGGGTTGGCCAATGGGGTGGGTAATAGCCCGGAAACGCTTGGGTAATGGGTTGGCCAATAGCCCGGGCGATAGCCCATTGCCCGGGTAATGCCCGGAATGCTCCAACGCTCCGCCGGAGGTTGTCCTTTGTAGCGTTGGAGCGTTTCCCGCTTTAGGTGGGTAATGGTGGGTAAACACTACACCATAGCCCATATTGAAAAGTGGGGTTGCCCATAGAAAAAAAGTTATTATTGCCAGATAATTGCCCATATCTTTAAATCGTTCAATTTCAACCACTTAGCTTTTTAAACACCCCTTTTTGTATATCAAATGGGTAATAGCTACAAAGTCCCCTATGAGGGAAAAAATAAAATAAATCGAACCCCATTTTATTTTCCCCCTAAGGAACGGAGTGAAACGCCCGTGCCCATTACCCACCCCGCCCCATTTTCCCCCTTTTGCTACATGCTACAGCTCAAGGGATTATGACTTCATTTTTTCCCGTCGCCTTTTTTTGTTTACAGCCTCCCGCCTGCCGGAGTAGCTTAAAAAGAAAAAAACAAATGAAACCGCTCCTCTACCTCGCCACTCTCGCCGCCCTCGCCGGGCTCATGGTTCTCGCCATTCAATGCCCTCCCCTCGCTTTCTTCGCCGTTCCGGCGGGGATGCTCCTCCTAGCTCTCGCCCTTGGCGTCTAACTTTCCCGTCCAATCCAATCCACAAATACAAACATGATGAATGCAACCCGCTCCGCCCTCGCAACCACCGCCCCTAAATGGTCTCCCTCTCTGGGGGAGTTCTCAAAGGGTGTCACGGGATCCGTGACGCTCAATTTTTCAGAATCCGGAGGTGACCATTGCGACCCCTCATGCATGGCGCTCCAACTGGGAGTTTGCTACGCGGTCGGGGTTGAGCGTCTCAAACCGTCCGTCCAAACCTCCGGCGAGCGCAAAAGGCAAATGGGCTTTGCAGCCCTTTGCCGGGCGTATGCTGCCAAGCTTGCCAAGCTCTCCGCCAAGTCGGGCGGAGAACCCCTCCCATGGGTCCGCATTTCTTCCTTCGGATCCGTCCCGAATCGTCCGCTTTTGGCGGACGAAGTGGCGGCTTTCGTTGGCATGGTCCGCGCCATTCCGGCGGGAACCCCAATCCATTTTCCAGTAGAGACTGCCGAAAAGGCGGCGAGGTTCCGGGCTATCGCTCACGCGTTCAATCTCCCGTATACGGTGCGGGAGTCGCTCCAAAACGACTCCGCCCCGGCGGGTCCCGCCTCCCGCGTCGTTTATGGTGCACCCGGCACCACGAAGCGCGAACGGCTAGAGGCGGCCATTGCCATAGCCAAGGCATCCAAGGGCTCCGCCCGCGTGTGCCCCGCGATCGCGTCCACAATCCTCAAATCCCCCCGGAAAATCAAATGCGGGGAGTGCAAGCTTTGCAGCCGGGCGGATGTCGAAACCGTTCTCTATCCCCAGCACTAACAACCCCCGCCCGGGGTTCCATCCCCCGGGCTTTCCCCTTTCCCTATGACAACCGCAAACACCGCAAACACCATGACCGCAAACACCATCGTTGCCGCAGAGACCCCGGAGGCTATCGCCGCGTATCGCCTCCTTGCAATCCGCGCCATGCTCAAGCTTGAGCTGGTCGGCATGAGACATTCCCGGGGCACCCGGGCTTCCATCCTCGCCCGTGACGTCCTCAAGGACGCGGGGAAGAAAGCACCGGCAAAGCTTGCCGACCTCGCCCCGGCATACGGCGACCATCTCCGGGAGCTTGGCATCCTCGCCCCCGCCCCCGCCGTCATCCACTACGCCAAGCACTAACCTCCAACCTCCGCCCGGGGTTCCATCCCCCGGGCACCTTTCCAATCCAATCCAATCCAATCCAACACCATGACCACCATGCACCGCCACGCCGCCCGCTTTGGGGTTTTTGCCGTCCCACAGGCAAACCCGATCCGAGACGCTACCCAAGCCGCCGCCGCCGCCCTTGCGACCCTATCCCGCGCCCTACAAGACCGCGCCGACATGCTCGAAAACCTAGACGGAGCCGCCGCAGAGAACCTCCGCCGCCGGAGCGAAGCCGCAGCCCTCGATGCCGCCGCCCTCCACCGGAGCCTCCCCGAAATCCCTTGAAACCATGACCTCCGCCCGGGGTCCAATCCCCCGGGCACCTTTCAGCCTCCAATCCAATCCAACACCATGACCACCGACACCGACACCAATACCCGCCTTCAGTCCGCCCGTGACCTCGTCGAAGCTGCCGCCGCCGCCTCGCCTCAGCGTCTCGCCGTCGAGTCGCTCCCCGCCGCCTACTTCTACGAGGGGAGGGAGCTGCCGCTTCCATGCCTCGTCAGGGACCTTGCGACCAATCGCACGCTCCACGTCCGCCGGGAGACCTACCCGGCAAGCCGCGCCGGTCGTTTGTCCATTTCCGCCGAATGGCCGAAAGACGCGGCCGGCAAGCATCACGGAGACCCGGGATTACAGCGCGGGCCTGCCAGCGTCGCCCCGACCACCTCCCCGGCGGCGCTCGCCCGCAAAATCTGCCAGCACCTCCGCGAGACCCAAGCGGCGTACGACGTCGCCGCCGCCGCCGCCGCCGCCGCAGACCTCCGCGCCCGGCAACGCGGGGAGACGGTCGCCGCCCTCGTCGCGGCAGGCTGGCGGGCACCATACCGCCCGGACAAGGAGCCGACCGCGCCGGACCTCCCGGCGGGCACCTACGTGTTCTCTGAACGCGTGGACGGTGCCAGGGTATCGCTGGACATCCGATGCATGACCGCATCGCAGGCCATTGCCGTCCTTGAGATCCTCCGCGCCCCCGCCCTCTGATCCTCCAATCCCTGCCGGGGGTTCCATCCCCCCGGCTTCCTTTCTCCAATCCAACAGAATCCAATCCAATGAAGATCAAGATCGAAACAGAGACCCGTCACGTTGAAAGCAACGGGTGGGTAAATGCCGGGGCTTACTACTCCGCATCCTTCACCCACCCGCAACCCGAGGGCGTTAAGGGGTGCCCCTTGGGACGCTCGCAAGAGAGCATGGAGGACGCAATCCGGGACCTAGTTCTGCGGACCAATGGTGAGAGCGGGACGACGTTCAAGGTCTCCGACTTTGAGATCGTCCGCCACAACCGGCAACCGGTCGAGGCACCGGCACCGGCACCCGTCTGCCCAGCGTGCAACGGCACCGGTCACGACAAGGCACACGAATGGCCGGACGGGTCTCCCGCTGCCTGCGAGCCTTGCGACGGGTATGGGCGGCCCCCGGTCGAAGCACCGGAAGCACCCGCCCGCGCCCGGTCTGCGATCTTCAAGCTGCCCCAATACGACCCCGCCGCGCCCCGCGCATTCGACGCCTTGGAGGTTCACACCGTCATCGAGGAGACAGACCCGGAGGGCGGCACCTTCTGCGAGTCGCTGCCGTCTAACACCGAGATCCCCGAGGGGGCTCGCCTCGTGTTCTCGCTCTACGGGCACACCCCGGGCGCAGGGCTTGAGTGCATCGGGGACTTCTCGTCCTTCGACGCTGCCTGCGACTTCGCGACCCGCCTTGGCGGAGTCTGACCACCACCACCACCACCACCACCACCACCACCACCACCACCACCATGAAACACGGTCAAACCCGCCTCGCCACCTGCCCCCCATGGGACCCCATCGCCCGCAAGGGCACCCGTCTGCTCTGTAGCGACGGCACCGTCCGCAGCGTCGCCTACATCGCGCACAGCGCGGATACGTTCTTCAGCGTCCCCGCTGCCGTCCGGATCCGGGGCAAGTATGTCACGGGATACGCGACCGGCGACGAGGCAGTACACCCGGACGACATGGGCCGCGCCCGGAAGGCGTACACGTTCCGCGCCCATACCGAGCAGCCCGGCAACCCCCTGCCACAGGAGTGGCCGGAGAACTGGACGCAAGAGAAGTGGGACCTGTTCCTGCCCGGAGCAGAGGACCCCGCACCGGTCTTCGCCTAACACCTCAACCCCGATCAATCATATGGACCCCACCAGACCAACCGTGCGCTTCTTCCCCAGTCACTCCGGATTCTCCGGGTTCACCTATCGCCGCCCGCATTGCCCCAAGGCCTTGCCGGTCACCCGATACCCCGGAGGCGAGCCCAGGATCACCGTGCGGGGCACTGCCGCTAGGATGCTGCGGCAAGCCCGGCAAGCCCTGCGAAACGCCCCCCTCTGATCCTCCAATCCGCCGGGGGTTCCATCCCCCCGGCACCTTTCAACAGCCAATCCGATAGAACCAGAACACCATGACCAACACATACGAAGACGATGCCTCCCGCAAATTCTCAGAACTCTCACCGGACGAGCAGTCCGAGGTTGCTCGCCTGCTCTTTGAGGCGGCACAGCACCGGTGCCGGGAGTGGAACACGCTCGCAGAGATCGAGCGCATCCTTGGCCGGGAGATCGACATCGACGTCAGCGAGTGGGCACCGGCAATCACTGACGAGCAACTGCTCACCGGCGGCACCTTCCGCCTTGATACCGTCGCCAAGGAATTCGGGACCATCTGATGCCATGAACAACCCGATCACCATCTACGCCGATGCCGGGCACCGTGCCGGGCTCGCCGCCCGTCACAAAGACATGGCGAATCTCCGCCACTGGAACGAATGGACGAACCGTGCAATTGCCATGGAACCCGCAGACGCTCGCAAGGAGGCACGGGAGGCGTACAACGACGCCTACCGTGCCGCCGCAACCCGCGCCCCCAACCCACTGCCATGAACCGTCACAAACTCGATGCCGGGCTCGCCCGGCGCAATACCGCCGCCCTTGGCACCTGCCTGCTTTTGGCCGGTCTCGCCACCCTCGTCTACGTCCTGCTCTACCTGCTCACGATCTAACCAACATCACGCCATGAAATTCAATCCAGACATCAACTACGAGACCGCGACTCAACTCTTCGCGGAACACGACACCGTCACCCCCAAGCAGTATGCCAGCGAGGCGTATGACCGCACCCAGTGTGGCGTGTGGACCTCGTTCCTCACGAAAGACGAGGACACCATCCCGTCCACCGACCTCACGCCGGAGCAGAACACCCCGGCATGGGCGGCAGGCAACATCGCGGGGGTCCTGCACGGCACCATCGTGGAGGGATCCGATGCCGAGTTTGAAGCGGACCCGTTGCTGTTCCCGTTCAGCGACGAGGACCTTGCCGATGCTTGGCAGTACCTGGAGGACCAGGTCAGCGATCAGGATGAAGAGGACGAAGACGAAGCCTAAACAACCAACCCCGCCGGAGGTTCGACCCCTCCGGCACCACCTTACCCACAAGCCAATGAAATCGACCATCACCTTCGACCTTGCCTACTACGTAGCCCAGGTCGCCAAGACCCGCCAATACGGGCACACCTACGTCCACTCCGGCGGACGCTCCCAGTTCGACCACGGGGACATCACGTTTTACGTGACCTCATTCGGTCGCAGTCTGCAATCCGGCGGGCACAAGTACAAGGTGCTTGCCTACCGCAACGGCAAACCCGTGCCGACCAAAGAACTCCGCGCTATCGTCACGCCATGACCACCCTCGACACCATCTTCGCCGCACTGCTGCTCGCGGTCGGCATCCTCCTCCTCGTCTCCGCGTTCCTGCCGGATGACGACGACGTCTGAGCCCCCGTCACCGACACCATGCCCTCGCACCATACTACCTTGGCCGGTCTCGCCGAACGGCGGGAAGCCAATCTCAAAGCCCGCAGGGAGCTGCAATCCCTCCGCCTGATCCGCGCCGGGAGAGCCCGGCTCTCCAAGGACGAGTGCAAGGCCCGCAACCGTGCCCTCGTCTACTTCGCAACCCTTCCGACCAACCAACTCACCACCGTCTACAAGGCCGCGGTACAACAGTTCAGCCGATGAAACTCGTCCTCGTCCTCGCATTCTGCTGGGTCCTAGCCCCGGTCCTCGTCCTGCTCATATTCCGCATCCTTGGAACCCGAAACTCCCGCCGACCATGAAACCACCATCCGCTTACGCCATGCACTACAGCCCGCCCCGCCCGCCGGTCCTCTTCCGGTTCAGGTCCCCGAAAGAGCGAGACGCCTACGTCACCGAGTTCCCCCACTACCGTCGCAGCGTCGCCGAGCCGCTGCCGGGCGACTGGATCACCGACTCGATCTCCCTGGAGAACGGCACGGTCTTCCACGTTGCGTTCCGCACGGTGACCCTGGACGACATTGCCCCGGTCTTGCAGCTTGCCAACCCTGAGGGGGAACACTACAACGTTACGTCCACGCCATGAGCCCCCGCATCACAGTCCCCAGAATCGTCAAACCGAATACCGGTCTGACCTCGACCACCCACCGGGGGAAGCCCCGGTTCTTCGCCCGCTACTGGAGCGACGGGAAGATGGTCACGGCCACTCTCAAAGCGCAGACGGTCGAGGAGGCCCGGGTCGTCCGCGACAAGCTGTTCGACGGTTTGGTCGCCGCCGGCGGCCGGCGCAAGAACAAGACGCCCCGATCCGCAATCAAGACCATCGAACGGGTCCTTCAGACCAAGGGCACGAACGCTTACATCCGCGTCGTCGTCGAGGTGAAGGGCAAGTATGTCGGGTCGTTCACATCGATGGAGGAGGCAGTGGAGGCCCGCGACAGCTACATCATCCGCGCCGCCGCCGTGAAGAGCCGCCTCCTTGCAATCAAACAAGCACTGCGATGATCCACGAACTCTACTACTCTTTGTGGCTGGGTCTCCAGGATGCCTTCATCCTCCTCGCCCTGTGGCTGGGTTGCGGTGCCCTTTTGTGGATGGGCGACGAGATCCGCGCCCGCCGGGAGGCGGCGAACCCCGACCGGGAGGACCTCGACCCGTGAGCCCCCAGACTGCCAAGGAGCTGCACTGCGACGGGTGCGGCGAGTGGATGCGCCTCGAAACCGGGGCGCTATCCCGCGAATGGCCGGAACTCCGGAAAGACGGATGGACCCGCGAAGGGGGCAGGCACTACTGCCCCCTGTGCGGGTTGAACGGGTCGTGGGAAAACCACCCGAGAGATGAAGCTTATTTTCAAGCGAACGCCCCTGTGGAGGCACGCCAATGACGACCATGAATACACCAACCAACCCCGAGGCGTTGCCTCTCACTAATTGTTCGGCTATTGTTTCGGACGACACTCGACGGATCAACAACGAGGTTCGCGCCGAAAATGGTATCGCGGAAAAACGCCTCTGTGAATTGTGCCAATCCGAGCAGCGATCCCGAACCTCTGCCATCGCGGAATATGGCGACCCGCGAGAATGGGACGAACCTGAAAAGTGCATCGTGTGTGGGGGCGATGAACCGTGCTCCCACGATTTCGATGCTATCGGTTGGCCGAACGATCAAGTGGAGGCACGCCGCAAATGAGCACTGAATCCAAGAAAGACGTTATCGGCGTTGCCCTCCCACGCCTTGTTCGTCGGGGTTGGAGGACGTTCCTGTGCGATGAGTGCAGACATCACTATGAGGCCGCGACACGTGATGCGATGTCACCCTCTAGCGACACTTGCCCAGAATGCAACGAGGTGAACTTCCCGACCGAATACCGGATCGACGCGGAGCTACCCTGTGATGATTACGGGAACCTGCGGCAATATCCAATCAACGTTTTTCCGACGAACCACTGATTCAACCGCGCCCGCGGTTTATCTCACATGCACCCCGACCTACCACCCCCAAGGCTCCGTGGCAAAAAGACCGTTACCTATGTTGCCTGGGTGGCTTGCACGGACTGTGGAAAAGATTACGCGATAACGACCGTCGGATGGAACAGGTTAGCGGTCAACGGGGGGAGAGACCTGCCCAGGTGTTCCCCTTGCGCCCGCAAGCGCAGGAAAGCCAAAAAAGAGATCGGGCAGATGAAGACCCGCTTCGTTCGCGAGGCGGCTCTCGCAGGCATCCCGAAAGAACGGATCAAGGCAGTCCGCCTCCGCAAGGCCCCGGCATCCGGAGTCCCGCGATACAACCCGGTCCGCAAAGCGTGGTATATCCCATACTTTTTCAAGTCCGACAAATCCAAGGACCAGCGGGTGGTCGTCCTCGAAGCCGAGACCGAAGAGCAAGCGGTTGTGGAGGCCCGGCAGTGGTATGTCCGCGCACTGATGCACGGAGCGACCTGGCTACCGGACGACTTCACCTCCGAGCGCCCGTTGAAGGGCGACACCAAGGCGATCGTTGAGCGCCTGCGGATGATCTGGAACAAGGCGAAGCGCAAGCATCCGATCAAGGATTCCGTCCGGAGGTATGCGGTCAAGATCACCCGGTATCGTTACAAGGCAGTCGTCAACGGCAAGGTCCTCGCCACCGGTTTGAAAAGCCGGGAGGAAGCCACGGAGATCGTCCGCAAGGCAAACCCGCAGGAGAAGCTGTTCGACCCCGGGCTCAAGAAGTGCAAATGGTGCGGGCAGTTTCCGGTCGGTAACGGATACTCCGTCAAGCATGTCTCGGCGGATTGCGCGAACATCACCGGGATCAAAACAAAAGGCATCTCCTGGCGTTTCAAGGTTGCCATTTGGAATGAGATCCTGCGGTTCGGAATGTTTGCGGGGAACGACGATGTCCAACGGGAACACGTCCTGCTCGTTGGCTGGGACTGCGTCAAGGGGGCGCTCCCATTTGAGCCGCCGGCCGAGCCGGTTGCCGACCCGCTGGACGGGTTTGAGATTTGACTATGAGAAACGTGAATTGCCCGAAAACCAAGGTCTTCGTCCGCTGCGATGCGTTCGGGGGGTCCGCCGATGAGTTTGAAACCGCATGGCTCGTCTCCGTGAGGGCGATGCGAAACCGCCCCCTGTGCTTCCAAGTGTGGGTCGAAAAATACGCCGCGTGCTTCGACAAGGTGCCGCCGCATCTGATCTTTTGGTTCGAGCCGGAAGAAGGCACCGGGGCGCTGCCGCTCCACAAAATCCAGATGTGGGAATGCCTGTCCGGGTCGATTGAAATTTGGCGCAAGGACCAACTCGCCGATGTTCCGGTCCTGGTCAACCTCGGGAAAGGGATGAAGCCCATGGGCGGGCACTACTGGTTCACCATCGACTATTTGCCCGAAGGGCAAGCGTCGGGTCTGCTCGATGTAGGGGACGCGGAACTGCTGGAGGAACACAAGGAGGGCAACGTGCTGCGCCTTGAGAACGGACAGGTCGCCATTTACCCGAACAACCGGATCAAATGGCTTCCGGTGTCTCTCACCGGCAAGGATGCGGTTTCCGCGATCCCGGATTGGGACGCAGCGAGCAACGCGCAGTGGGACGAGTGGTGGTCCGACTCCGACGAAATCCTTGGCGATGCCAAATGGGCATACTGAACGAGCGGTCAAAACGGCTCCCCGTCCTCGGGGTCGCCGAGCCAGTGCTTCCCCTCGTCCAGGTGCCACGCCACCGCAGGCTCGCCACGGCGGGTGGCCAGGATCTCGCGCACCTCCCGGCTCAAAAAGGACTCGCGGTGGCTCTTCGCGGAGTTCTCGCTCACCGTGAGAACCTGGATGTTCCCATCCTCGTAACCCCCCGCGGCGAGGATCCTGTCGATGGAGAGCCTGTCGGCGAACGGCCCGGCATCCTGGTCCCAGAACCCCGCCGCGTCAGTGACCTCGACGAAGTGGGCGAAGGTCAGGGCGAACAGGATCTTCCGGCCCCGGGCGTGGTCTCGCAACGAGGCGAACGCCGCCTGTTTCGGATTGAGCTTTCGCCACCTTGCCTGGTAGTGGCCGGCGCACAGGTGAAGCTTCCCGCCGCGTGTCTCGGGGATGTGCCATTTGCGGCATCCGCGGACCACGCAGCGCCCGGAACCGGCTTCGGCCTTGAGGGAGAACAATCCCTCGACTTCAAGTTTGACGCGACCCCTGAGAGGCAACAGTGACTGGATCATGGCGTGGTGTTACTACGGACCTAGTAGCAAACGATCTATCCGACTGTTAGCAAAATTTTTAAAATTTGTCCAGCGTGGCATGGTGCGGGGAACCCGAAAGATTGCAAGAGTGCAACTTTGCGCTTGCCCGTTGCAGGGTGCATCGGGTAGGCATCGCTCCCGCCGCCCATGGAAGACACTCCCACCCTCTTGCGAAAGCTCGTCGAGCAGCAACCCAAAAAGCTAAAACCCTTTTGCAAGGAGGCCGGGCTTCCCTATTTCAGGATGAGGGACTTCATGTCGGGTCGAGGCCCGGGACTCCGGTTGGAGCAGGCCGAGAGGCTTTGCATGTTTCTCACCAATCAACCGATCGCCAAGCTCGCGGAGCACAACCGTCCATGAGCACCCCCACCACGTTTTTCGGCGGAAGCACCGTCGTCGGCGGCCGGATCCGCAAACTCAACGCGACCACGTTTCGGGAACTCGTCGAGCGTTACATCCACATCCCGGTCCAGCTGCCGATGACCCGGCGCGAGTTCTTCGCGCTTCCCAAGGAAGAGCGCAACCGGCGGAAGGATGGCCCCTACGTGATGGCTTGCTCTTACCCGTTCGACGAGGGGCACCGGGAGGACGACACGGCGACCCACGTCAACGCGATCATCATCGACCTCGACGAAGGTGAGTTCGTCAAGGATTTCGCGGAAGCCCCGGAGACCTTGGCCGAACACCTCTATCCGTTCGCTTTCGTCGCTTGGAAGACCGCAAACCACACCGATGAGAACCCCCGGTTGAAGATTGCCATCGGCGTCTCGCCGTGCCACCCGTCGCTGCACCGGCGGTTCGTCCGGTTCTTCGTCTCCCGGCTCGGGCTGCCCGACACGTTCAAGGGCCTGCGGGAGTCCCTGGTCCTTTCCCAGCCTCAGTATCGCCCGGTCCAGTTCTCCGGGGAGGAGTTCACCGCGGTCATCGCCTCGCAACCCCAGGGACTGCTGGCCCACGAGTCCGACTTGCCGGATCCCGAAGAGGAGCTGTCCGAAATGATCGACGGCCGGACCTACGCTTTCGAGCGGGGCGGGGACGAGGACTTCTTCGGTCTCGCCTACCTGCCGGTGCAAGGTCTCAAGGTCGGGGACATCAGCGAGGCGCTTGAGGCGATCGACCCGGACTGCAACTACAAGATCTGGACCGAGGTCGCCGCGGCCCTGCGTCACCAGTTCACCGACGAGGAAGAGGCCCGCGAGGCTTACGACAAGTTCGACGACTGGAGTTCAAGGGGGACAAAATACCGGGGATCCCGTGACACCTGGTCGAAGTGGAAATCGTTCCGCCCCTACGCCAAGGGCCGCGCCCCGATCACCATCCGGACCTTGTTCAAGCAGGCGATGGACGCCGGCTGGGACAACCTCAAGGTCGCGATCAAGATCAAGGAGGACGTGGCTGCATGGATGACGTCTTGCACCGATCCGGATGTCCTCATGGCGGAGGGGGCGAAACGCATTGCCTCGCTGCCGTTCAAAAACGACGTGGTCGAAGAAGCCCTGGTCGTCCTCTGGCGAACCGCGATCAAAGCCCTTTCCGGCAACACGATCGACAAGACGACGTTGAAGCGCGAAATCCACAAGGTCCGCCGCCGCGACGCGGACGCCAAGCAGGATGGTAGAACGGAGTCTCTGCCATCCTGGCTCCAGCCGATCTGCTTCATCGCGACGCAGGACGTGTTCCACAATTTCACCACGCAGGTCCAGCTTAAGCCGGCCGCCTTCGACCGCAACTTCGAGAAGGAGCTGATGCCCAAGGAGGACGCCCCGCCGAACGGGAAGCCGATCATGGCACCTTCCTCCTACGCGCTCAACCTGATGGACATCCCCCGCGTGGACCGCACGATCTACTGCCCGCTCCACCAAGGCAGCGATCCGTTCTTCACGCACGAGGGCCAGAGCTACCTCAACACCTTCGACCACCTCTCGGTCCCCGTCGCCGACCCGGAGCATTCGGCACGCGCCGGGGCGCTGTTTTCCGAGCTGGTGTTCCACCTCATCGCCGAGCCTTGGCTCCGCGAGCTGCTGCTCGACTTCCTGGCCTCCCAGGTCCAGTTCCCCGGGAAGCTCATCAAGTGGCTTTTCTGCATCCAGTCGGCGGAAGGGACGGGCAAGGGCTACATCGGCAAGATCATGTCGATGGTCCTCGGTGCCGGGAACGTGCGGGTCGTTTCGCCCGACATCCTCCGCTCGCAGTGGAACGACTGGCAGGTGGGAGCGATGTTCCACATCCTCGACGAGATCCACTTCCCCGGCGAACGCCGCGAGGCCGTCATGAACTGCTTGAAGGAGTTCATCACCGACGAGAAGATCCCCGTCAACCAGCGCAACATCTCCGCCCGGCAGGAGAACAACTGGTCCAACAAGATCGCGTTCACCAATTTCCCCGATGCCCTGCATCTCAAGGAAAGCGACCGGCGCTGGAACTTCGTCCGCTCACCGATCCAGAACGCGGAGCAAGTCGCGGCCCTCAACGCGACGGGCATCTTCGACCGGCTTGCCTGGCTGCTAACCGACCAAGGCGCGGGAGCGTTGAGATACTGGTTCAGCAAGCGCGTGATCTCTCCGGACTTCCCCTACAACGGCCCGGCACCGCGGACCAAGTATCGCGCTGCCATCGTCGAGGAGAGCAAGAACTCCATGCAGGTCTTCATCGAGGACCTGATCGCCGACAAGGCCGACCCGCTCGTCAACGATCAGGTGATCCACATCGGGCGGCTAAACGAACTGGTCGGCCGGGTCCACCGCGACGCCGGCCACCGCACCGCCGTCTACCTCACCCAGCTTGGCTACGAACGCTACGCCGAGGGGCAGCGGTTCCGGATCGACGGCTCCCGGGGGGCGATCTGGGTCCATTCGCACCGGTGGCTCAACGGCGTCCCGGCGGAGGAGTTCCTCGAAAACCAGCTCAAGTCCTTCGGAGACGAGTTTGAAGTGTAGTTTCCCGAATTTTCCCCTTGCCATCATCACAACGCTACAATAATACATCCATCGTTATGTCACTCGAAACCGAACTCGCCGCCAACACCGCGGCCCTCAAGGAAAACACCGCTGCATTTCTCGCTTTCGTCGCCGCCTCCGGCACCCCGGCGAAAGTTTCCAAGGCCGCGCTCACCGTGGTCGAGCCCGAGCCGCCATCTGATCCCGAGCCTCAAACCGAGATCGCTTTGCCGACCAAGATCGAGAAGAAGCCGGCAAAGAAAACGGCAGTCGCCGATACCCCGTCGATCCCTTCGCGGGACAACGAGCCCGGAGGCCCCGTCGCCGGCGAACACGTCGATGTGGACGAGGTCCTCGCCG